CATTAGTACAGCATGGAAATTTTACCGTTTATAGAGATGGTAACAGTAGAACTGGTAAAAAAATAGAAGATACTGGAAAATTTGGAATAAATTTACATAAAGGTGGTAGAGGAGGTACATCATCTGCCGGGTGTCAGACTGTTCCACCGTCACAATGGGATGAATTTTACAATCAACTTTTAACAAAATATTTACCAAAGGGTAAAGTAATAAAATATTTTTTGATTAAAGTCTAATTGAGAATTGATATGGATGAAGAAGAAGAAATACAAGATAATGGAATAAATGTTGATTTAAAAATAGATCCTCCAAAAGGATATGGGCATTATTCCGAAGATATGAAAAATTTTGAAAAAGAATATCCTTCAAAAAATGTAGAATACAATATTTGTACAGATTTAGAAGGAAATTCATTTGGATTATCAACACAAAACTCTCCAAATCATGTTAAAATAAGTGATGCCGTTTATGAAAAAATTAAAATTTATGTAAAAGAAAATGGTTTATATTCTATAATAACATCGCATAATCATCCAAATAACACAGTTTTTTCTTCAGGAGATATACATACGTTTATTATTAGAAACTTTGCACGTGAAGCAAGAGTTTGTAATAAATTTTACATATTAGTAATGCAAAAACCTGATGATAATTTTGATTCATTAAAAAAAGAAGAAACGAAAAAAAAACTTATTGCAAAAACAATAAACGAAAATTTACAAGATGAATTAAAAAATAGAAGAAATTCCTTATATCATTATTGGAATAGACGATATAGTGATGAAACTGGTTTGATACCTTTAAATCCAAAATATACCGATATAGAAGAATATAGACCATATGTAGAAATAGAATGGGAAGTAATGAAAAGTATTTGTAAAGAATACGGTATTCCAATTACAAGATATGAAAATACTTTTTTTGATAATCCTTTTGAAGAAGTAAAATCGGAAAAAGTAAATATTAACGAAGAAGACGCAAATGTTCTAAATGAAACATTTGATACAGTAGATGATAGTGATATTTTAGCAATAGATGATAGATACGATATTTTACCAGTATTAGATAAAAGAGATTTTGATTATCAAAATTCTGTTTTAAGATCACCGTATAATTGGGAAGATTTTTCACATTTTGAAAAATTACAATATCAAAATGAAAAAGAAGAATTTAAAAATATCGCAGAAAGTGAAAAAAGAAAAACTATAATAAAATCAAGACCTTTAATAAAAAGAAGAAAAGCAAAAGTAAAGGGTGTAAAAGATTTAGTTCAAATACCGTCTGCAACAGATTATTCAACAATACCTATGGGTAGAACCTACGGCGTTGGTGGTTTTGGTGTAGCCGTGTATGGTAATATAAGTAATGGATCAACTAATGTACCGTACACAGGAGAAAGACCAAAATATACCTACGGTAAACATGATTATTTTACAACATCATATCCAAACGGATGGCCAATTTTACCAACCGTTGATGGAAAACTGGGTTCTGGTATGTTGGCTTATGAGAAAATTCCAGGAACAAATCCAAAAATAGAATGTGAAAAAAACGTTATGCCACTATTTTTTAATTTATTTTATGACTTACATAAATCAGTAGAACCAATTAAAAGCACTAGTTGTTTTAATTATAGAAAAATAAGAGGACTCGAAAGTAGACCAGATAGGTGGAGTACACACGCCAGTGGAACTGCAATAGACTACAATCACCCATCACATCCTTGGAGAAAGGCAAATACATATAAACCGGATCAGGTTGTTCAAATACAAAAATTGATAAAAAGATATGGATTTCAATGGGGTGGTAATTTTGGAGCATCAAGAGTAGATGATATGCATTTTGAGATAGCTGTATCACCTGATGGTGCAAAATTGATTATACAAAAATTGAATTTGGTAAATAGAATGGAACAAATAAAGTCTGGAATAAATGTTCCTGTTAATTAAAATTACTAATTTTGAGGTATTTTTATATTTATAGTTTTATGAACAACTTTATTAGGTGGTTATTTATATGAATGCAAAAAGTTTTTTTGGTAAAATTCGTGAAATAATACGAGAAGAAATAGAATATGCTATTGATAAAAAAATAAACGAACAAACTATCAGTAAGATGGTTGAATCTAAGCAACATAAATCAATACAAAATACTAAAAATTCAATAAAAACTAAAAAAAATGTAGATAATTTTTCAAGTATTCAGGATTTGTTGAATGAAACAAAAAGAAGTTTACAAGAAAGTATGGAATATGATGATGAAATGATGTTTACATCGGATATGGTAAATGGATTTGCTTCAAGAAATCAGATGGGAGCAATTCCAAATGGTTATTCACCTGAAGATGTTCCAGAAGAAGTAATGTCTGCACTGACAAAAGATTATTCTGCTCTTATGAAAAAAATAGATGAAAAGAAAGGGAGATAATAATTGCTTAGAAATAGACGTAAAATATATCAATCACCAACAAATCAACCAACTGGAAGTGATTTAAAAAATTTAACGCCGATAGGTATATCCATCCCTTTTAATGCAGAAAACGGTATTTTTAATCAGACATACACGAATGTTTCACAAGTAATTGAAAATTTAAGAAATCTGTTTAGAACTCAAAAGGGTGAAAGAATAATGCAACCAGAGTTCGGCACAGATATACAATATTTTTTATTTGAACCTATTACAGATGAGTATCTATTTAAAGAAAATATAATGGGTGAAATACGTTCCGCACTTAACAAGTGGATGCCATACGTTGCAATACAAAGTTCGGAAATAATAACTGATCCAAAAAATGATGCTAGATTTGCTGATTCTCGATATGCTGTAATAATTACAATAAATTTATACGTATCTGGAACAAACATATTTATGCCAGTAACACTTGGAATTACCGAATCTGGTAATCTTGATATAACATGAGGAAAATAAATGGCAGATTTATTGAAGAAAGACATAAGATATTTAGGTAGAGATTTTAATTCATTAAAATCGAATTTAATTGATTTTGCAAAAACATATTTTCCAAACACATATCAAGATTTCAATGAAGCTGCTCCTGGAATGATGTTTTTGGAAATGGCCGCTTATGTTGGTGATGTACTATCATATTATACAGATGTCACATTACAAGAATCTTTGATAACGCATGCAACGGAAAGACAAAACATAATAAACATTGCTCAATCAATGGGTTATATTCCAAGAAATAAAATTGCTGCTGTTGTTAAATTAAACGTATTTCAATTAGTACCATCTGTTGATGATGGATTTGGTATAATGGTTCCGGACTGGAGATATGCACTTGCAATAGACGAGGGTATGGCTGTATCATCAACATCAACAACAAATTTGTTTAGAACAACAGAATATATTGATTTTAAATTTAGTAGCAGTTTAGATCCAACAGGAGTAACACCATTTGAAATAAATGATGTAACCGGTGAAGTTGAATTTTGGTTATTAAAAAAATCAGTAAATGCTGTATCTGGTAATGTAACATCTAGATCATTTCCTATCGGTGAACTTGTACCATATAGAAAAATTTTGTTAGAAGAACCAAATTTAATAGAAGTTTTATACGCAATGGATAATGATGGAAATAAATGGTACAATGTACCGTATCTTGCACAAGATACTATTTTTGAGTCTGTACCTAATATTCCAAGAAATGATAAATTTTTAAGTGAAGATAGAGGTGGAACACCTTATCTTTTAAAATTGAGAAGAATACCTAGACGATTTACAACAAGACAAGTTGCAGACGGACTATTTGAAATGCAATTTGGATCAGGTGTAAGTAACTTTAACGAAGAATTTTTAATACCAAATCCTGATTTAGTTGGTAGTGCATTGAATAATATAACAAGTGGTTTTTCAAATGAATTAAATCCAGCAAACTTTCTTTATACTAAAAGTTATGGTATAGCACCAAGTAATACAAATATAACATTTTATTATAGTGTTGGTGGTGGTAGTGGTGATAACGTTGCTAGTGATAATATAAACAAAATACGAACAAAAAATGTAATAGTTGATGAAACTGGTTTGGATTCCGTATTATACCAAAGAGTTGTAAACAGTTTAGCTGTTACAAATCCAGAGCCGGCAAGTGGTGGTAAAAATGCAGATGATTTGGAAGAAATTAGACAAAATGCTATTGCACAATTTGCATCACAAAATAGAGCAGTTACAAAAGAAGATTACATAATTAGGGCATACAGTCTTCCTTCAAAATTTGGATCAATATCAAAGGCATATGTTGTAAAAGATACAGAATTGTCCTACAATATGACAAGTGCTAATAATTTTCTACAAAATCAATTTGGTTTGAGTTTTTATGTTTTAGGTTACGATAGAAATAACAAATTGACAAGAGTAAATAATGCAACAAAAGAAAATCTAAAAACATATCTAGATCAATATAGAATGCTTACCGATGCTATAACAATTAAAGATGGTTACATAATAAACATAGGTATTGAGTTTGAAATAGTTACAAGACCTAATCAAAACGGTAATCAAGTTATTTTAAAATGTATTCAAAAATTAAAAGATTATTTTGACGTGAAGAAATGGCAAATAAATCAA